TGGATGAATGGGCAGACTGTCCGTGGGCTGCTTGGGAAGAAGTCCTGCGTCCGATGCTCTCGACGTGTCAGTACACGCTGCCGGGCGGCGAGATGCGCAAAGGCGGTCATGCGCTGCGGATCGGTACCCCCAAGGGCTTCAACCACTGCTATGACACCTATCTGGACGGACAGGAAGGCGGTGAGCCGGATCACAAGAGCTGGCAATACACCTCGCTGCAGGGCGGGAACGTACCAACCGAAGAGCTCGAAGCTGCAAGCCGTAAGATGGACCCTCGGACCTTCCGCCAAGAGTACGGGGCCAGCTTTGAGAACTACGCGGGCGTCGTGTACTACACGTTCAGCCGCAAAGAATGCGCAACGACTCAGCGCATCAAGCCTGGTGAAGCCTTGCACGTCGGCATGGACTTCAACGTCATGAAAATGAGTTCGGTCGTCTTCGTCGTGCGGGACGGTTTGCCCCTCGCGCTGGATGAGTTCCACAAGGTCCGCGACACGCCAGAGATGATCGAGAAGATCAAGGCGCGTTTTCCCGGGCATGAGATCGCTGTCTATCCAGATGCCAGCGGCCAGAACACTAGCAGCAAGAACGCCAGCGAGTCCGATCTGTCGTTGCTCAAGAAAGCAGGCTTCACCGTGGTGGTCGATTCGACTAACCCAGGCGTGAAGGACCGAGTCAACTCAATGAACGCCATGTTCCTGAACACCTACGGCGAGCGCCGGCTGAAGGTGAACATCGACCAATGCCCGCAGTTCACCCAGTGCCTGGAGCGCCAGACTTACACCGACAAAGGTGAGCCGGACAAAGATCCGAAGAAGGGTCACGACCACATGAACGACGCGGCTGGCTACTTCATCGCCAAGCGATACCCGATTAAGACACAAACATCCGGCCTGCGCCGTATAGGAGGCCTTGCCTGATGCCTGTTCAATCGACAAATCCCGAGTACGACGTACACCTGCCTGAGTGGCAGATGATGGACGACGCGCTCGAAGGCGAATGCGCGATCAATCGCAGCGCGAAGTATCTGCCCAAGCCATCTGGCATGGTTGAGGCAGAGAAGATCGATGCGGCCGGGAATGCCTACCTCTACAGAAACTACCGCGACCGGGCTCAGTACGAGCACTGGGTGCGGGACTCTCTGCGCTCGATGATGGGCTTGGTCTCCCGGCTCATCCCTGAGATCAGCCTCCCGTCTGGGCTTAAGGATCTGGAAGATAACGCCACTGCTGACGGCTTCGACCTCAAGCAGCTGTTCTTGCGCATGGTGCGCCAGACCGTTTCCCACGGGCGCATCCCGCTGGTGGTGAACGTCGACGACAGCGGCAAGCCGTACTTCTCGACCTATGCCACCCGCAATGCGATCAACTGGGACACAGCGGACCAAGGCGGTCGGCAGGACTTGGTACTGGCTGTGTTCCGCGAATTCCGGCGCAAGTCCGAGGATCGATACAGTCACGAATGCGTCACCGTCTACCGCGAGTTCTACATGGTCGGCAACGTCTGCTACACGGCGGTGCGCGACGAGGGCGGCCAGCTGATCGAGGACGAGCGACCACTCGGCACGATCGGCAACAATAATCAGCTGGTGCGCGGCTTGGGTTACCTGCCGGTCATCTACTGCGGCTCTACCGACAACTCCCCGGACGTCGACGAAGTCCCGCTGCTGACAATGGCGCGTGCCGCCGTCAAGTCCTACCAGCTGAGTGCCGACTACTTCACCGCGCTGCACCAGACCAGTCACCCGCAGCCGTGGGTCGCCGGCCTGGACGAGAAGGTCGAGCTGACCGTGACCGGCCCATCTGCGGCTTGGGATTTGGGCCCCAGCGGATCGTGCGGCTATCTGGAATTCCAGGGCGCGGGAATCGAGGCGGTTCGCACGGCGATGAGTGATCAGAAGAGCGCTGCGCTTGAAGCAGGTGCCAAGGTGATGGACGCCACCGGCGGTACCGAGTCTGGGGAAGCCCGGAAGACCCGCCAGAACGATCAGCACGCCACGCTGCACAGCATCGTCATGTCGGTCGCAGAAGCGATCGAGCAAGGCCTGCGGTATGCGGCTGAGTGGACCGGTTACAACCCCGACGATGTGACGTTCACGGTTAAGCCTGAGTTCATCACGCCGGTGGTCGATCCTCAGGTTCTGGCAGAGCTGCAAAAGGCCGTGATGGCCGGCACTGTCAGCGCGGACACTTACTGGCTCTACCTCACCACCGGCAAGATTCCCGAGCGGGGCTACGACGATGAGTCGGAACTGATCAGCGACGAACGTGAGTCCGCTGGCATCAACCTGGACAACCAAAATGGCGACGGTACCGGCAGAACAGGACGCGCAACTGCTGGAGCAGACGACCCGGCACTCGGTGATGATCGAGCGGCTTAAAGCTGGCGAGGTAAAAAAATTCGAGAAGTACCTGCGCCAGATCGACACGGTTGTGAGGGACCAGCTGACCCGCAAGGAACTGACGACCTACAACCGTCAGCGTCTGGAAGAGTTCCTGGCGCGCGTCGATGGCAAGTTGCTCGACATCTACAAGGCCTATGCCAATGTGGTTCAGGCTGACTTGGTCGACATCGCGCTCTACGAATCGACGTTCGAGGCCAGCAGCCTGAATCAGGCTTTCTCGATTGATGCGGTCGTGCCGAGCAACGCGGTGATCCGAGCGGCGGTGTTCTCCTATCCGCTTCAGGTGAGCGGGCTCGACGGCGGCAAGCTGTTAAAGCCATTCCTCAGCGGCTGGACACGCGCGGAAACGATGCGAGTCACCAACACCATCAGGCTCGGCTTCGGTCAGGGCCAGACGAACGCCCAAATCATCCAGGCTGTTCGCGGTACCGCCACACAGAACTTCACTGACGGCGTTCTAGCAATCAGCAACCGCAACGCGGCATCAGTGGTTCAAACCGCGATCCAGCATGTGGCCACGACCGCGCGGATGGAGACGCTGAAGGCGAACCCAGATGTCGTTCAGGGCTACCGCTGGGTGTCGACGCTGGATCGGAAGACCTCGCAGCAGTGCAAGGGGCTCGACGGCCGGGTTTTCAAGGTCGGCAAAGGGCCGCTTCCGCCGGCGCACATAAACTGCCGTTCAACCACCACGGCGGTGACCAGGCTCGATGACTTCTTCTCCGATGGCGCTACTCGCGCTTCAATCGGTGATCAGGGAGGCGGGCAGGTCGACGCATCACTGACGTATTACACCTGGTTGGCAACTCAGCCGGCGAGCTTTCAGGATGCGGCGCTGGGCCCCGTTCGCGGAAAACTGTTCCGAAACGGTGGGCTCCCGCCGGAGAAATTTGCAATGCTCCAGCTGAACAGCAAGTTCAAGCCTCTAACGCTGGACGAGCTCAAAAAGATAGAGCCGGAAATGTTCAAGCGTGCCGGTGTAAACTGACCGCCCACCTCAAAGGGCGCGCCATGATCATCGTTGAGCACGGATCTGGAGCCAATCCAGCAGCGAACAGCTACGCAGACCTTGAGTCGCTGCTGTTCCATGGCAGTTACTACCGATATCCAGTCCCGGAAAGCACAGATGAGCAGGCGCGTTATCTGCTCAGGGCCTGCGCCGCGATAGAGAGCATGCAATGGAAGGGGCAGCGAACTTCGGTCAGCCAGCCCATGGCTTGGCCCAGGAGGGATATCGTTATCCGCGACGAATTCCTGAGCAAAACTTTGATCCCCTACGGTATCCGGCATGGGCAAGTGATGCTCGCCATCGAAATGTATGCCTCCGATCATGGCTTGACGATTCGTGAGCCTACCCATGGTTACGACGGCAGGCAGCTGATCCCGCTGTCACGGAGCACTGAGCAGTCGATGCTTGATCCTCCGCTCTGGGTAGCGAGTCGAACGCAGTTCGCAGACTACCTCGTCCTGCGAGGATTACGTCTCGTGGAATAGCAACACCAAAGACTCATCAGACCTCGGCCATGCCGGGGTTTTTTTATGCCCGCAAAGCGGGAAATCAAACCCAAGGGGTGTACCAAGTGGCAGACGAAAACCAGATTGATCTTGATGACCAGGCGGTAAAAGACGCCATCGCTGCAGCTGTTGAAGCCGCTACCGCCGGGCTCAAGAACAAGAACTCCGAGCTGCTTGGCAAGCTCAAGACCTCCACGACCGAGCTGGACAGTTTCAAAACCCAGTTCGAAGGGCTGGACATCAATGCGGTGAAAGGCCTGCTCGCCAAGGTTGGGCAGGACGAAGAAACCAAGTTGATTGCCGAGGGCAAGCTGGACGAGGTCATCACTCGTCGCACCGAGCGCCTGCGTGGCGACTACGACAAGCAACTGGCCGCCGAGAAGGCCCGCGCTGATAAGGCAGAGGCTTTCGCCGCGCGCTACAGCGACAAGGTGCTGGCCGACTCCATTCGCGCTGCGGCCATCAAGGCCGGTGCGCTGCCCGAGGCCGCCGAGGACATCATCCTGCGCGCGAAGGGCACATTCAAACTCAGTGAAGACGGCGAGGCGATCGCCACCGATCGTGATGGCGAGGTCATCTACGGCAAGGACGGCAAGACGCCTCTTTCGCCGCTCGAATGGGCGGAATCGCTGCGTGAGACAGCAACACACCTCTGGCCAAGGGCTCAGGGTGCCGGGCAGACCGGCGACAACGGTGGCAAGGCCACGAAGAAGTGGGGCGAATACACGGAGTCCGAGCGCGCGGCGCTGGCCCGGGACAACCCC